GCTTCAGACTCTCCAACTGCTCGAGCAGTTGCAGGTCGTGCTGTGGTGGTTTCTCAATCGGTACGAAATCTTCCGCCTTGGGCGTCCTGCCTCGCGGGCAATACGGAGCCAACGCCGCACTCGCCAGTAATCCTGTCTCCCGCCATGTGTCAGGCAGCGGCGAGAAGAAGCGGTGATACGCCATCCACTCGCTCAACTCGCGGGAATCCATGTCCCGCATGAGTTGCTTGACCGTCATGCCGAGGAAACCCGCCAGACGAAACATGAACCGCTTCGTCGGGCGGATGGCTAGTTTTTTGCGAGCTCCTCCACGTCCTTGTCGGTCAGGGCGTTGTGTTCCATTGCCTTAGTCCAGATGCGGCCGAGCACCTTGCTCGACTTCTTCGCGAGAGCCTGGACGCCTTCATCACCAGGGAAGAGCAGTTCGCCCTTCTCGTCACACAGGCACTTCGCCAGGAACTTGGCGCGGAAGTTCTCCACGCCCTTGTTCTTGTTGAGCACCCAATCGTTTTCGTAGGCGTCACGCTCGCCGCACGACATGACGCGGCAAAACACAGCGCCGCCCCACTCGGACACCTTGATCTCCAAGAGGCCCATATCGTCCGCCGCGAGAATCTGGTCAGCCGTCAGTGCCATGTGTTTCACCCGTCGAGGATTTTGAACGTCACGCTGTAACGGGTCACACCGTTTACTTCCGGCGCGACGTTCAATCCCTGATAGACTGCCTTGCATGTCAAGGCGGCGCCGCCACCGCTGATCGTCAGGTCGTTCCGCAGGCCGTAGTTGCTGGTCGCGATACCGACCGAGCCAAGGCACGTCAGAGTGACGCTGCCCAGTTCGTCGGTCCACGTAGAGTCGCGGCCCTTTGGCAGACTGCCGCCGTACGTCCACGCGAGGTCCGTGACCTCGGTGAACGTAGCGCTGCCCCAAGTCGCCGTGATTCCAGTGCTATACGTCGCCACGGAAGCCTCCGTGGGTCAGGCGTACTGGAACTCGGCCGAGCCCTTGATCACGTCGTTCACCGCGAGCGTGATGGTGCAGCTGTTGCAGGTGGCGTTGCCGCTGATCGAAATCGGCCCAGACACCGACAGAGCTCCGGTGGCACCCTGAGCAAGCATCCCGGTGCCGATGAACTCGACGCTGACCGTCTTGCCTGTGTCGCCAGCCGATCCCTTGAGCGGACGCTGCAGGGTAAGAACGGAAGCCCCAGCCGTCAGGGCAAGGTGCGAGATGTCGATGTTGTCCTGGCCGGCGTTGTTCGCAATGGTCCACGTAAGACCGGTCAGCGTGCCAGTGAAGCCAGGGAACGTGAACGTCGTGCCGCCGCTGGAATGAGGGGTCGTGGACATGGGCTGTTATGTCTCCTGCCACCAGATGTCGTAGATTTGCTTCACCACGTAGAGGGGCGACTCTGCACCCTCTACTTCCACCAGGTCGTCGGCCTCGTCGATGAGCGCCGTCTGCTTGACCTCCGTATTGTCCACCGTGCCGCCGTACCCATCCAGAACGGCGCGGCACTTGTCAGCCAAGTCTCTAGCCGCCTCGTACGTCTCGCCGTAGGCGAACAACTCCATCGTCACCCGTGGCACGCCGACCGGGGCGTTGAACGCCTGCTGCCGCTCAATGCGGGCTCGCCGCCAGATCAGCAGCGGGTAGGTGATACGCTGCGGCCCGACGTATCGCAGGGGGTAGATCCTGCCGCCGATCAGCGAATTGACGGCAGTGGAATTGACCAGGGCAGTCCGCAGCACAAACTCGGGCGATTTCATAGCGGCCCCCGGGCGACGGTCTGGAACGACAACTCTTTGACGGCAGCGTTAAACGCCTTTTCCATCTCGGCGACCAGCATCCCTTCGACGTTGCTGCGGGTTTGCTCCCACGCCGACCGCACAGGTGGCCGACCGAGCCTACCGCCAACGGGCATCTTCCCGGTGGACACGAGCCGGCCGTCCTTCGTGCGGCGGAACCGCTCCTTGGTGCCGAACTCGACGAGCCCCTGGTGGTAGCCAAGTTTCGTGTTGTCGTAGGGCTCGTTCATCTTGCGGCCCGACTTGAAGCCGAGGATGGCGATGCCGACGCCGGTACGCGGATACCTCTTCGTCTTGACCGCAATCGACCGACGCAGGTTGCCGGTCGGCCCCTTCGGCGTGTTGGCCTTCAGTGCCGCCAGCGTTCCGCCTTGCTCAGCAGCACGTTTCAATCCTGCGGCCATATGCTTCGCGGCCAGATTGTTTGGCAACGCAGAGAACGCCGCCCGCAGCCGCTCCAGCCCGGGTACGTTCGCCGTGATGCGGATGCCAGTCTCAGCCATCGGTACGCTCCGAGCAGATAGCCTCGTGTTCGCTGCGGTTGCCCCGCTCGAGCAGGCTGACGATTTCCAGCGTTCGATTCCGCCACGCGAACCGCATGGATTGCGTCAGGCCAGGCAGGTATCGCAGCCGCACCCGATGCGTGAGTTGCGTCTGCTCCTGGCCGGCGAGCATCGCCTCGCGAGCCGACACGCCGTCCACGCTCGCCCAGACGGCGGTCGAGTTGGTCCACGTCAGCACCGTCTCGCCAAGCGTGTTCGTGGCCCCGCTGGCGATTTGAACTGTTACCCGCTCGCGGAGTTTGCCGGGCTCAATCATCGGTAGGAGCCCCAGCGGTGAGCATCGAGAAGGGCTTTCACGCCGAACGGAATCTCACTCAGCCCGGCAGCGTCAGCCGCCATCCGCCGCTCGTACCAGAGCCCCACCAGCCACAGGATCGCGTTCCTGACGCCTTGCGGCACGTCAGACCCGCTCGCCCCACGCCCGGCCCACCACGTGACCGACACCGAGCCGTAGTCCTCCAGGTACGCGGGCCACGAGCCGCCGTAGAGATGGCGAATCACGCCCGGCCGCGAGTCGCGGTCCACGCGATACTGCGACGTCGATAGCGTCGCGGTCGTGCCAGTCTCGTTGAGCGTGAACGTGATCGTGGTCGCCGTATGCGTGCCAGCCGTAGCCATCGGCGGCTTCGGCAACTCGATCTCAGGCGGGAACCCGTCCAGCCGCATCACGAGCTGCTGGTGGACCAGGGCCTCGTCCATGTAGGACTCAACCCACTGGCGAGCCGCCGTCACGAGTGCCATGACGTAGGCATCGTCATCGGTCGTGTCGATGCGGCAGTGGGCCTTCGCCTCGGCCAGCGTCACCGGCTCAACCGTCGGCGGCGTCGCTACCCTCAGACTGCGGTATTGCATTGTTCCTCGCCTTGGGTGGCCGGCCACGGCGTCGCGGCGTCAGGTCGGCAGACTCGCCGCCCGGCTCCGCAGTCGCCGTCTCGATCAAATCCATCTGCTGCTCACGGACAGCGATCCCATCGTTGATGAGCCGCACCGCCGTCACGTCTTCGCAGTCGATCACATCCCCGACGCGGTAAGTCGAGTAGTTCTTGGTCAGCTTTATTTTCATTATTGGGGGACACTCCATGCAGTTTCGGGACGCCTCAAGGTGTTGCAGAACTCGATGGCCCACTGGAAAACAGGCTTGCCGAGGTCTTTGCCGGGCCACGTGACCACGTATTCGCCGTGGCCGAGCACGACGCGGGGCGAGACGAAGACGCGGTTGCCAGCCTTGCGGAACTGGCGCCAGAAATGGATGTCATCGTCGGTGCGGCCGTCGCCCCATTCGCCAGCGTCATTCGGCACGCCCAGGAACCACGGTTTCGGCGTCCGCTTGAGTGCCGCCGTGGAAATCACCGTCAGCCCGAAATGGGCGGAATCCACCTCTTGCACGGGCTCGGCAAACCACTCCTTCCCGACGCTGGTCTTGCCGCCTGCTGGCGGGCTGTCCAGCATCCCCTTGAGCGTGAGCATGGGCCTGCCGTCCTCACGCTTCGTCTGCAGCCCGGTGATCGCGTCGCATTGAAATGTCATCGCCAGGGCGAAAAGATGCTCGATATCCTCGCGGGAAAAGAACGTGTCGTAGTCGATCGTGAGGATGTATTCGCACGAATCGACGAACTGCTCCATCACTCGCTGGAGGCACTGCCCCCAGAACGCCCCAGTGACCTTTGTAGGCCGGATGCCCAACGGCATCAGGGCTTGAGCCCACGTGAACCAGTTGTCGTTGAAACCCAGCCGAGGCATCGACATGACTGCCTCGACGCGAACATCCACCTGCGTATCACCAACGCGAACGAGCATGGCGGCCCCTGCAAAAAGAAAACGGCTGGCAGAGGTAATCCCCTGCCAGCCGTCCACTTTGCACACTGTGTCAAGCGTCAGGCGTCAACGCGAACCTGCACGCCGGCAGCCGACGCGGAAGCCTCGCCCACCTCGCCACGGCCAAGCCGCACGACGCTGGCGACCACGCTCGCGGCAGTCGGGGTGGCATTCACCCGCAGGTAACGCTTCTTGCCGCGAAGGTCCACGTTCAGCCGGACCACGTTGCTGCCCGCAGTCCGCGAGCCGCTGGTCGGAATCGTGAACCCGCCGACGCCACCGCCCACCAGGGCCGTGATGTCAGAGTAGGCCGAAGCCGACAGGTCCGACTCCTCGACCTTCAGTGACCGGCAGATAGCGTCGGTCGTCGCCGCGTTCGGCTCAAACACAACGTCGATGGACGCATAGGCGTAGCCCAGCGTGTCGATGGTGTGCTGCGCCGTCGCATTCGTTGCGGTGTCAGCCGTGCCGATGATGGCATCCGTCTTCGTACGAGCCAGATGAAGCATGGGTCAAAATCTCCTAGAGAGGGATGCTACTCGATCAGGTGTTGAACCGCAGGGCGACGATCGGGCCGGCCTTGCTGTTGTTGCCAAGGTCGTGAGCCACGATGGCGACACGAGCCGTAGCGAAGGTCAGGGTCTGGTCGAACTCGATGAACCGGCTGGTGTCGGTCTTGATCGTGACCGCCCGCCGCTCGCCGTAGGTGGCAGCCTGCGAGAGATCACCGAACAGGCACGCGACGCCGCTGGCCGTGCCCGTCAGGCGGCTTTCCATCGCCTGCACGAGCCGCACCGGGTAGCCCAGGAACGTCTCGGCAAACCCGCCAGCCACGTCGCCCTTGGCATTGCCACTGACGCCCGCCATCAGCCGCAGCATCGAGGCACCCCAGCCAGCGCTGGAGATGTACCACGCCGCATTCCGGCGAGCAAAGAGCGGGAGCCGAGCCACAACCTGCGTGAAGTCGTTCAGCGTCAGGTCGGCGAAAACGTCGTTGTTCGCACCAGCCGTCACCACGGACGCGGTGTGCGTGCCGTCGATGATCGCCGTGGCAACGCCGGTCGTGCCGTGATGAGCCCCGCTGCCGTCACCGATGAAGCCAGCGTTGTCAAAGGCTTCGGCGAACGACTGGGCCACCTCGACCGCCATGGCATCGGCCAAGTCGATGATCGAGTCTTCGAGCAGCGAGTTCGGGATGCGGTTGTCGATACCCCAAATCTTCGCCACGAGGTTGATGTTGTCGAACGTCGCGTCGCTGGTCGCGGGCGCGGCGTTCTCGCCAATCGGCCGAGCGGCAAGACCACCCGTCCGGCGAGCAATCAGCATCGAGTCGGAGTTCATCGAAACGCGGCGAGCGTACTGCGGGAACGCGCCGTACTCCTCGACGAGCCGGATGATCTCGCTCGACATCTCGTCAGCCACGAGCACGCCGCCGAGCGAGTTGATTCCGCCGGCCTGGGCGCGAGCCTCAACGCCGTGGTCCTTGCACCACCGGCGAGCCTCGGCGTCACCGAGCATATAGCCCTTGAGGTGCATGCCAGCACGATAGGCACGCTCTTCGGCATTCGGGCCGGTGAACGCCCGCAGCTTGCCAGTGGCACGCGGGACGGCGAAATGACGCTTCTCCACGGTCGGCTCCTTTTCGGTGTCTTCGGTCTTGTCGATGGCCTTGGCGGGAGCGGCACGCTCCAGCACGGAACGCAGTTCGAGCTGCTTCGCCTGGACGCGCTCAACGAACGCAATCTGCTCGCGGAGCTTGTCGGCGCGAGCCTCAAGGCTGCGGAGCGAAGACTCCTGCTCCTCGGTCATCGCGGGCGCGTCGCCCTCGGCGGGAGCCTGCGAGGTGGCCTCCATTTCGGCGACCACGGCGGCGAGTTCATCGAGCAGCTTCTTGAGCTTGTCCACGTGCATTGCTCCTTGTTCGGGTTCGGACGACCGATGCCGTCCACACCGTCGAAACTAAGAGCAAGGCACCCCACCCATGCAGTTGCGCAGGGCGCGACAGTAAAGAACTTCAGCCGACCTTCAGGCGGCGAACCTCACCCGGCGGCACGACTTGCTTGCCAGTGCAGCCGCACTTGGCGCAACGCAAGTACCGAACCTGGTACTCGCCGCTGCGCTGCGACGATGCCACGGACATCACGCCCTCGCGGCATCGCGGACACGAATCACCACTAGCGGCCATGCTGCCTCAGGAAATCACGGATAGATTCCGCCTTGCCGCGAATCTGCAGCACGCGGTCAATCTGCCGCCGCTGCACATCGGCTTCGGCGGAACGCCACGCATCGAACGACCGCTTGGCAACACTCACGTCGGCATCCGGATACGCCGGAAACGTGACCGGACCAACGTCGATCAGCGTGTCGATCTTCGTCACGGTGCGGATGCTCCGGCCGTCTTCCACGCTCCAAGATTCACCACCAGGGGCGATCTGAAACGAGAACGACGAACCTCGCACGATGCCCGCCTCGATGTTGCTCGCCAGGTCGCGACCGTAGGACGTGTCGGGTACCTGGAACTCGTACCGCAGCCCGATCTCGTCCACGTTCATCCGCAGCGTGCCGGGATAGCGAGCCAGCGGATAGTTCGGGTCGTGATTCCACAGAGCCCGCGTTTCCAGCGGCTTCTTGCGTCCGCGACGCTCCGCGACGATGCCGAACGCATTGGGGTCGATCCGCTCCACAAAGTCGCCCAGGTCGAGCGAGTTGACGCCGAACTTCGCCGCGTAGCCGACGATCCACCGGCTTTCGGGCTGGCCGTCCTCCGCACGCGATTCCACGCGGAGCAGGGACAGGTCGGTCGATTCGGCTTCGTACAAGCTGCGTCGCTCAATCATGGCTACACCTCGCTCGGGGCTTGCGTCTTTGTGATCTCGGCCACCTTCACCGCCACCGGGTCGTCAAACTCGCCTTCCTCCCACACGCTCACGAGCGCGGCGGGATCGTCTGGCGTCGCGGGCAATTCAACGTCGCCCAGATTCAGGACGCCCTCGGTCATCACGTGATCGACTTGGCCGACGCGACCGCCAGGCAACGTCACCCAATCGCCTTCTGCGATAGCGTCAGGCACGGCACGCGAGTCAGGCGAAACGTCGGGCGTCGCCGGTTCGGTGGCCGGCGGCGGCACGGGTGCAGATTCGGATACACCCGCGAGGATCGCCGTAATCTGTGCGGCGTTGATTGACGGGAACGACGCAGCAATCAAGGCCGCTGCGCCGTCCTTGGTGATTAGCCCGGCGGGGATCTGCTGCAGAATCACAATCAGCCCCGTGATCTGCGCTCCGTTGAGCGACACGTCGGCGACCTGCGGAGCCGCGTCCGTGGCCGGTTCGCTGGCCGGTTGCGTCGCCGCATCCAGACCGCCCTCGACCGCCTGGCCGTCGATGCCGCTGCCGGGTTGCTGCTGCGCTAGCACGTCGCCCGCAGACGGGTCCGCACCCAGCGTCCCCATGTTCAGCGGACGATGCCGCTCGTCGCCACCCTCAACCGGATTCATGTCCTCTAGAGCGAGGATGTCATTGGTCGAAAGCACGCCGATGTCCCACATGCTGCGGTAGTACGCCGACCGGCTCGCCGCGTCACCACGCAACAGACCGCGAACATCGAAGGAAATCTGATAGCGGTCGCGTGCCGCGTCATCCGGCAGCAAGTCACGAGAAAATGCCGACTCCAACCGCCGCAGCCACGGAATGATCGTGTGCTGCACGAAGTCGATTCCGGCGTGCTCGACGCTGCCGGACGCACCGCCCTCTTGGAGAAGGTGCATCGGGATGCGGAAGAGCCGGGCGATCTCGGCCAACTGGTAGCGACGCAGCTCGAGGAACTGCGAATCGGTATTGCTGGCGTAGGGGATTTCGTAAGGCTTCAACCCGCCCGTCAGTACCGCCGTCTCAAAGGCGTTGTACGGGCCGCGATGCTTGCGATTCCATCCATCAGCCAACTCACGGCGGGCTTCCGCATTGAGCGGGTTGTCGGTCGAGAGAATGAACCCAGGCCTGGCACCGCCGCCGAAGAACCGCGCCCCGTGAATCTCGCACGCCCGAGCCAACGCAATCGCCTCGCGGCACTCCTCCGCGATGCTCTGCCCGTGCACGCCGTCATCGCTCGGCCCGCGAACGTGCAGGATTTGCTCTTGCGAGTAGACCGTCTGCCGCCCCTTCTCCTCCCGGTACGTGTACCGCAGGCGGTCGTTTTCGATAACGTCCACCTTCATCCGGCTGGGATGCAGCGGAATGATCTGGTCAGCGTAGCCCGACTCGCCAGGGCGAATCTCGCTTTCGCTGTCGCCCCACAACGCGACATGGCGAACCATCTGCTCACGCCATTCAAAACTCGTCTGCCAGGAGTTCGGACGATCATGCAGCCGCCGATACAGCGGCAACTCACGAGCCTGACGCTTGCCGCCGCTCGGCATCCGCTCGAGCACATGCAGCGGCAGGCTCGCCACCGTCTCGCTCAGAATCCGCACGCACGCGAACACTGCCGCGACCATCGTCGCGTTGTCGGCGTTGATGCGCACGCCGGCAGGACTGCGGCCACCGCCATCGTCATCCCACGCACGCTCCTCGCCGGGCAGCCACAAGATGCGGTTTTCGTTCGTCATATGAAGAATATTTCGGGGGTGGCTTCCGGCTTCTGTTCAGACCCGATCCAGCACCCGATGCCCTGGCACAGAGCCACGATGCCGTCGATGCGCTCGGTCGATTTCGCCTTGCTTGGGTAGATGTTGCCGAACCGATCCTCTTGCACCGCCACGTTTCCGGCACACCACGTCAATACCGGATGCCCAGCGTGCCGCACCTTCGCGTTGATAATCAGGTTTTCCAACGTCTTCGCAGGGGCCGACATCGCGCGGCCCCCCTGCGGATAGCCTTTCACATCCACCCCGTCCCCTTGCAGCATGTTCGCGAGCATCTGCCCGTTGAACTTCAAATCCACCGCCAGCGTCCGCACCTTGTACGTGTCGCAAATCTCGGCAATATCACGATGCAACACCGTGTAGTCGGTCACGTTGCCATCGGTCACGCGGATATGCCCGTCGCGAATCCACGAGAGGTAGTCCACCTTGTCCCGCTGGGCACGCTCCGCAGCATTAGCCTCGGGAATCCAAAAGAACGGCAGTACGTCAATCGAGCCGTCCTCCGGGTCTGGGCACACGAGCACCAGGGCCGAGAGGTCATACGTGGTCGCCAAGTCGAGCCCGGCGTACACAGGGCGGTCGCCAAAGTCGCGGAGCGGCGTCGCACACTGCTGCCACGACTCCGGCGACAACCAGCGGACGTCGGAGGAGGTCCAGGTGTTGAGCCGGTATCTCAGAAAAGAGTTCAATTTTGTCGGCGACTGCTCGGCCTCTTTGGCGTCCAGGGCGAAGTCGCCAGGCTTGATCGTCACGCCCCACGAAGGGTTTGCCTGCGGCCACACGTCCGGGGTTTTCCAGTCGGCTCCTTCCTCCATCTCGTAGATGCAGGAAAAGAACGTCGGGTCGTGCTGCCAGTTCGCCGCAACCGCCTTGGCGTACTTGTACTGCTCGTAGCAAATCCCCTTGCGGTCGTAGCCCGCCGTCGTGATCGACACGAGCAGCGGCTGCTCTCTGGCCGCGCCGCCGTAGCGGAGGGCATCCCAGAGGCGGCGATCCTTTTGGGCGTGCAACTCGTCGAACAGCAGTCCGTGGATATTCAAGCCTTCCGCACGGAACGCATCGGCAGACAGGACGCGGTAGAACGACGCCTCCTTGCGGTAGGCAATCGTGCGGCGGGAGTCGATGACCTCCAGCACGCGAGAGAGTTGCGGCGACGCCCGCACCATGCTCGCGGCCTCACGGTAGACCACCGAGGCTTGTTCGCGGTCAGCAGCCGCGCCGTAGACCTCGGCCCCGTTCTCTCCGTCCATGACGAGCAGATAGAGGCCGATGCCTGCGAGCAGGGTGGACTTGCCCTGCTTTTTCGCCGTCGAGATATACGCCACGCGGTAGCGGCGGGTGTTGTCGGCGAGCCGCTTCCAGCCGAACAACTCGCCGATCATCACCGTCTGCCATTCAAGCAGCGTGAACGGCTGGCCCGCGTGCTTGCCCTTGCTGTGCCTTAGCCAGCCTTCGAAAAAGTTGACAGCGTGCTGCGCGGCCTCGGGGTCGAAGTAGTAATCAAGCCCCTGGCGTACGGCGTCGCTTCGCAGCGTAGGCGGCAACCGGGTCTGTTTCTTCCTGGGCATGAGTGCTTACCTGCGACCGGCTGCTCGGCGTCATGCCGAACTCTTGCTCAATCCGTAGCATCGCGGCGTGATGGCGGTGCATCTGAGTTGCCCACGGAGCAACCTGCGTGTATTTGATCCGCATCTTCCCGTCGGTGCGGTTCGGGTCTGGCTCCCAGTGCGTGTATTCCTCGCCTGCGACCTTCACTTTCTCATAGCACGCAAGGTACAGAGCCGTCTCGATGCAGTACCGCGTCAGCGTCGGCACGTCGGCCTCGGTCAGCACTCGCATTCGCGAGAGCGTTTGCACGGTGTCCTTCCACACATCGACCGCCTTGCCGTCGAGGGTCTTCGGCGGCGGGAAGTCCTGCGGCATGAGAGCAGGCGTCGGCTCGCTGGAGGGCAGCGACTCCTTCGACGGGTTGCCGCGAATGTATTTCAGGATCGACGGCTCGGGGGCGGGGCCGCGTTTGCCCATTGGTCACTCCGGGTTCTCGATAATGTAGCCAGCGAACTCGCCAAACGCGAAGAACTGCCTCGCATCTTCTCCGAGTATGCCGGGATTGAGCGGGCGTTGCACGCCTGAGAGGCTGAGTTCTTTCGAGATGATGTCCTCCGCTTTCGCGCCGTTGTTCAGTTTCCACGACATCGTGAGCCGACGCATGACGGTTCCGAAGTAACCGCATGAGGGCATAACCTTGTCGAAGATGATGATCGCTCCTCCCTTTCTCAGAGAGCGACGAAGGCTAGCGACGAGTGCCTTTCGCTTGTCCACCGTCATGAACATCAGCACGAGAAAACACACGGCTACGTCAAAGGGCTGATACGCGACTTGGAATGCGTCCATGCACTCGACTTCCCCGGGCGCGTCGTACTTCGCCGCCATCTCTGGGCTTTCTTCAATGGCGATCAACCTTGCCTTCCTGTCATCAAGCACGGGGGCCAACGCCCGGCCGATGTTCCCCGTGCTGGCACCGATGTCGTAGACCAAACCGCCCTCCGGCAGGTAGTGCCTGACGATATGCGTCACGCAATCCGTCGCAAGCTCGTACCACGGAAGTTGCTCGCGAACGTGGGCATCGAAGCCATCGGCGACGCCAGCGTCTTTGAACGTCCAGTTGTTTGGGATTTGCATGTTCAGTTCTCTGGGAGGTATCCGAAACGACGCTTGAGTTCAGCGTTGTAGTAGCGGGCAGGGTTGCCGATGCTTTTTGCAATCCACGCAGAAGCCCCAGTTCCGCCTTGAAACGTGTCCTTGCGACGATCGATGACCCACTTTGGAAGGACGCTGCGAGCAGCCTCTTTGAGCAGCTTCTTTCCTGGCGGGCTGGCGGACTTCGTGAGTTGCACCGCTGACTCAACTAGCGATTGTTCCATGAATGGCAAGCGGCACTCGACGCCAGCGGCCATGAACGCCTTGTTGCATCGCACGAAGTTTCCGCGAGCCATCTTCGCCAAGGCATCTTTTCGCAACTGAACCACTTCGGCGTCAGTCGCACCAGAAGCCTTGATGCAGAAGTTGCCGTATCCACCGAACAGTTCGTCGGCCGCTTCGCCTGACAAGCACGCCTTGAATCCATCGGCTGCTATCCTTCTTGCCAGCGGTATGCACATGGTCGCGATCTCGATTTGAGCCTTGCTCGGAATCTCGATCGCCTCAATCGCCTGCGCAACTGAGTCGCTGTCTACTTTCGTAGCAACCTCGACCAGCCGGATGCCAAACTCGCTGCACAGCCTTCTCGCGGCCCGTGCATCCTCTGAGCCTGATTCAAGCACAGCCGTATACGCAGTGACTTCCTTGCCCGTTGCGGCGGCCAAGGCTAGGACGAGGCTGCTGTCGAGCCCCCCCGATATGAGGCAGCACACGGGAGCATCGGCGTCGAGCCGCTTTGATACGCCGTCCCTAATGGCGTTCAGCACGCCCGTGGCTGGCATAGGTCTTGCGGGGGGCAAGGTGTACCACCGATGCCACTCGCCAGTCTTGAGGTTGAACGCGTGCCCCGGTGGAACTGCTACCGGCTTGCCCGCATCCAAAAAGGCTTTGCGTTCAGATGCCCACACAAAACCTGAGCGATGTTTAGCGACGTACAGCGGAACTTTCCCGAATGCGTCCCGCACAAGCCAGTGCTGGTCGTCAGCACTCGACCACGCAAAAGCGAACATGCCGTCGACTTCGGAAAGCCCTTCAATCCCGTGAGCGTTCAGCCACCGTGCCAGCACCTCCGTGTCGCCGTTCGTAGCGAACTTCCCGCCTAAACGGTCGCGAAGGCTTCGGTAGTTCCAGACTTCACCGTTGAAAGTGAGCGTCGAACCGCCAGCGACAAACGGTTGGGCCGATGCCGCAGACAAATCAACAAGAGCGAGCCTGACATGACCATGCACAGTGTCGCCAACTGCCTTGATGCCGATACCATCGGGGCCACGATGCTTGATGCGTTGAAGCATTCCTGCCACCGCTTCTTCACTGACTCGCGTGCCGCCAGCGATTCCGCACATCAGAACCTCGCTAGGATTTTGTCTCGCACGGTTGCTGCGACGTGCGACATCATCACGGGCGGGACTGCTCGACCAAGGCGCTCCCACTGCTGGGCATACGAGCCAGTCAGAATGAAGTCGTCTGGGAAGCCGCAGAGTCGCTTCAGTTCCGCGATAGCGAACTTCCTCTTCTCGATTGGATGCGTCACGGACGCGATGCTACCGGAGCCGTGGCTGCTGCAGATCGTCGGCACAGGTTTGTCTGGGTGTGCCTTGACGAGATTGAAGTAGCGGTCGCTTTGTTCACCGGGGGCAAGTTTGTCCCACTCTCGGCCCGTGCAGTAGCGGCTGATGTCGGATTCAGCCTCGACGTAGACATGGCTCGCGCTGCCTGCCTTGATGCAGAACACCGGCTTGTCTGAAGCCTCTTGGATAGCGAACTGCCCCTTCGGGTCTTGCACGGCCTTGACGATCCACGGTAACGCATCACGAACCGTGTACCGATACGGAAGCGGTTCCGGGTGCGCGGGGTCAACTCCAAGGTCTTCGCGGACTCCGACAAAGATCGTCCGCTGCCGCGTCTGCGGAACGCCGAGCCACTGAGCGTCAAGCACCTTGCACTTGACGCGATAGCCGCAATCCTTGAGGGCAGCGAGGATTTCGAGGAAATAGCCTTTGGCCGTTCCCTTCACGAGCCCGGCGACGTTCTCGGCGACGAACACCTTCGGCTGAACGCCGGTCAGCAGACGCGTGAACTCGAAGAACAGATCATCCGTTCGCTGCTTCGTGTCGCTGTATTTCTTGACCTTACCCCAGCCTGCTTCGCGTTTGCCCGCAGTCGAGAACGAGGCGCATGGTGGCGAGCCGTCCATCAGGTCGAGTTCGCCTTGCTTCTTGCCGATGGTATCAAGAATGTCCTGCGGCTGGACTTTGCGGATGTCGCGTGTGTCAAGGGTCGTACCTTTGTGATTCGCCCGGTATGTCTCTTGTGCTGCCGGAATGAACTCGTTCGCATATAAGACGCGAAAACCAGCCATCTTGTAGCCGAGCGATGAGCCGCCGCATCCGCTAAACGTGCTGATCGCGTCGTAGCCATTATGCGGCAAGGCTGCGATCTCACTCATCAGCGGGACGCGATAAGGCGGCTTATTCATCTGTCTGTCTGTCTGTCTGTCTGTTGCTATCGCGAAACAGGAACCAGTTGTCGAGCCGGTCGCCGCCGAGGCCTTGTGCCATGACGCACCCGCTTGGCCGGTCAATCGAAAAACGCTTCCCTGCCTGCCACCCGTTTTCGTTAGTGCTTGCGTACCAGACTGCCATCAACTCCACCGATACCCGCACTTCGGGCATTCGTGTTCGGTCTCGATGTTCTCGTCAACTTCCTTGAAGTCTTCCGGCGGTTCGACGTCACCGGGTTCCTCCGCGGTCGGTCCGTCGATAGGTCGATACAGCCCAGCGGTGTCGGCCGTCGCTGCAAGCATCTGCTGCAACGCCTCGCTCCCCGTGTCCACGTTGCGGAGCAGTTCGTCCAACTTGGCCGCGTCGGAGTCGGCCATCGCAGCAAGCGGATCGAGCGTCGCGAGCAACTTGTCGGCCTCGGCCTCGGTGACGTCGAGGATCAGCACCGGCACGTCGCCGTCGCCAAGCGTCTCGGCACGCAGGTGCCCGTCGATCAGCATGAGCGAACCGTCGGGCAGTTCGCGGGCGAGGCAGGCGTCGGCCAGCCCGACCTCGGCCAAGACTCCCCGGAGGGCATCCTGCTGGGCCTTGGGGTGCGTCCTCCAGTTCTTCGGATTGGGCCGGAGGTCGCTTGCAGGCACCATACGGAGCGATTTGACGCGGTTTCGAATGTTCATGGGGGGAAACTATTCCTCGGGACAAAGGGGCCGGAAATCGCGTTATAGGAGGTCTGGCAAGGGGGGGGGCCGAAAACCTCCGGCCGCGCTAGGGGAGGGTAACGGCTGGTTTTCCTCAGACGTGCCCGGTAAGGCGACATCCACCCCCCCATGCGAGGGTTGCCCTTTATATATACGGGCCTCTTGATTCATCGGCTCCGACCAAAAAGTCCACGTTCACCCGTATTTGTCTTCCGCGAGTGGCA